CCAAAAATCACCTGGGGGTGAGAGGTGATTTTTGATTTAGATAAAGTTACAACTGCTAACGGTGTTGTAAGTTCCGTACTTCTATTATATCATATTAATATGTATAAAGTTGATGGAAGATTAATAAAAGAAAAAATTGGAAATACAGGATTATTTAGATATAGATTAATCGATGGCACACGTTATTTTGATGATTTAGAGAAAGCATTCAATTATTCTAATAAAGTATATAATTATACTAAGATTATGCTAGGTGTAAGAAAATCTCATAAATCCTTGACAAAAAAAACTAAAATAACTATAATTAAACTTAGCAATACACCAACATTGGAATCTACAATTGGTAAAAAACTCCCTTTGGATCATTCGGGAGTTTTTTGCTATAATTATATTAGGCCGGAAAAGAGGTGGTACGTTAGGTCTTAGGGAGCGTATATCGCTCCCAATTTTATGGTATAATAAAATTATAAACAGGATGATTTAACTATGGTTCAGAAAAAGAAAACTGCTAAGAAAACAAAAAGAAACTATGCAAAACTTGCTAAAATAATCGTACCAATTATAGCTGTAATTGCTGGTACTATTGGAATAAGTGTTGCTCTAAATATTAACGATAAAATTGAACTAAAAATCGAATATGCACCTGTACAAGGTGATCAAGGGGAATACGAAGAAGAAATACCAACAATAGATGAAATCGATGGTGGTGGAATGTTCCAAGATATGACGAATTTAGAAGGTGCAGATCCTACTCTCTATTATGAACTTGGAGCAATTGAGGAAGTTGATACATCGAGTCCTGAAGCATTCAAGAATTCTACACTTGGTCGTTGTATAATAGCAGACAATTATTTCGGTGCACAATGTGTTTCTCTCGCACGTGCCTTTTGGTGGAGTTATGCCGGATACGATGTATCAACCTGTGGAACTGGACTCGCTAAAGGAATGATGAATTGTTATGCTGAGAATGCAAGGGATAAATTTAGAACGATTTGGGATGTAGATGAAATACAAGAAGGAACATGGATCGTACTCAATGGTAAGACTACAGGGCATATTTGTATGGCTCTAGGAACTGTCAATAACGGGTATGTTACTTGTCTTGGTGAAAATCAGGGCGGTGTTCCCTGCGAATACGGTGTTGGCGGAAGTGGCACGAATATTATTAATATATCTGTAAGAGATTTTATTGGTGGATATACACCACTCGATTATATCACTCCAGAACCAGAACCAGAACCAACACCACTTAATCCTGATACTGGAATTATTAAATAATGGCCAAATACACTGGTTACGTAACAATTCCCCATTCTTCATATAATGAATGGAAGAATGCTACTAATGGCAACGGGTATGATGCCGATCTTTTCGCAGGCTGCCAGTGTTATGACCTCGTGCTTGAATTCTGGTATAACGTAGGTTTTCCACAAGGCTACCCAGTTTCTGGCATTCCTGGCCAGGGAAACACTGGTAATGCATATGATATCTGGACTTATCGGCAATATAATACTTCCTATAATGCTACAGTGTATTTTGATCTTATTTCTAGTGTAAGTGATATTAAACAGGGTGATATTATTGTCTTTAACCAGACACCGGGTAATACCTATGGCCACGTGGGTTTTGCAGATATTGATTACAGTAGTTGGACACCAGATCCGAGTAATCCAAATGAATTTCCAATTCTATCTGAAAATAACGGTGGAACACCGGATCCTGCTGGCGGTGCTTATACCAACGTTCATGGATATGATATTAGATTATTCTTAGGTGCTTTTCGTTATAAATCATGGCATCCAACTCCTCCACCACCTCCTCCACCAGTTCCACGAGAAACTCATTTTAAATGGGTATTATATGCACGAAAATTACGTGGTGAAAGATAATAATTATGATATAATAAAACTATGGATGACACAAAAATATTGGAATTAACTGGTAAAATTGAAGAAACTTTAGGCAAAGAAAATTCTGCCATGATTTCCGATACCTTAGGTGAGATCCTAACTGGTAATACAGAAAACATGAAGATAATTGCAGATAAAGATGCTTTGATTAAAAAACTTCAAGATCGTAACGAAAAACTTGTTGCAGCAAATGGTGCCTTGTTACAAAAGATACCAATGGAGCGTGCTGAGGACAAGGTTAATTCTGATAAAAAAGAAGCTCCTAAAGAAATTAATTTGAAGTCTGCTTTCGACTCCAAAGGTAATTTCATACATTAATTAATAATAGAAAGGAATACAATATGTACCCATCAACAGGTCTTGCCACCGCTTTAAATGCGATGCGTGAAATGTCTGTTAAGAATAACAGCATTTATCATCAATATGTACCAGTTGTTACTGAATCCACTACTATTGGTGAGTTCGGTGCACCGATTCTCGATTCACAGAATCTTGCAGTATTAAACGATTTCGTGGGACTTCTCAAGAAAGTAGTCTATACTGCTGTTTATAACAAAACTTTCTCTAATCCTCTCGTAGAGCTTGAAGGTGAAAGAATGCCTCTTGGTAACTTCATCGAGGATGTATATGTAAATCCAGCCAAAGCTCGTGGATTCGATATTAACGACTTTGCCGGTATTCTGCAAAAGTACGAAAGTGAAATCGCAGTCCAGTATCTCGCTGTTAATAGTGATCTTCAATACTGTGTAACGATTACTCGTGAGAAAGTTCGCAATGCCTTCACTTCATGGGATCAACTAGAAGGCCTCATTTCTGGTATGGTGAATTCGCTCTTCAATGGAGCATACATTACCCGCTACAACCAGATTAAAGGCTTGCCGCTTGCAGCATTTAAAGCTGGTGCTGTTAAATATGAAGTAATCACCAACCCAACAGACAAAGCTACTGCTACTGCTCTTGTTCGCAAGATTCGTGCAGACTACTCAAAGATGCAGATTCCTTCCACTGCTTACAATGCATGGCAGGATGTTAAAGGTGAAGGTGCCTTTGCTTTGCAGACTTGGAGCGATCCAGAAGATCTCGTAATTCTTATCTCGGCTGATGTTGAAGCTTTGGTTGATACTGAGGTACTCGCCGCTGCCTTTAACCTTGATAAAGATTCTTACCTCGCAAGGAAAATCACTGTCGACTCATTTGACCAGTACGACAAGGATGGTAAGAAGGTTGTCGATGGAAGCATGATCAAATGTATGCTTTGCGATAAGAGCTGGTTCAAGATTAAAACCCAAGATTTCGCAATGGATCAGTGGTACAACCCGAATAATCGCTGCTGGCAATACTATTTGAACGATGTCCGCATGGTGAATTACTCACTCTTTGCAAATGCTAAGATCTACACTACTGCAGAACCAACCCCATCCGGTTCAGACAGCGAATAATATCAAATTAAAGAGTTTTCCACAGGGTGAGTTTGTGAGTGAAAATAGAGAAAATACTTGTATTTTATCTGTTTTCCGAGCAAACGAACCACTGTATTATATACAGGGTTATCCACATCCTGTGGAGAACTTTTAAGGAAAGGATTATAATGGCTGTAATTACACCTAATACTGATGTAATATTACTCAAAGTGCCACTTGAAATGGATGAAGTTAATCAGCTAACTTTTGCTTCCAAAACGGCCCAATATAATTACTTTAGTTCCCTTCCGAAATATGTAATCGAAGAAGGGGATTTTACTTACCAGAGAAAAGATAACACTATTCGCTTCCCTGCACAATATGATAATATCTTGCAGTATAATTACGTGATGTATAAAAACACTAATTATAGTGATAAATGGTTCTATGCATACATTGTTGGTATTGAATATCTCAATGATAACGTAACAGCTATTGCGATTAAGACTGATGTTTGGCAGACATGGCAGTTTGATCTCACGTATAAACCGGTGTTTGTAGAACGAGAACACGTGAACGATGATACAGTTGGCCTTCACACTATTCCAGAGAATTTGGAAACAGGTGAATATGTTAATAATGGTACACCAATTAATGCAGATTTAAATTCATTAGCTACTGAAACCAATGTATGCTGGATTTGTTTTCAAGTATCTGATTACCCTGATGGTGCAGGTGCTTTAAATCCTATAATTAGCTCTGATGTTGAAGGTAGAATATATGGTGGTGTATATTCAGGTTTAACATACCTCTTTGTCTTATCTTCAACCGATGCCAATAGATTAATACAATGTTACGATTTAGCAGCAAAATCCAATGCAATTGTTTCTATTTTCCATGTTCCATTAGGAATTTTAAATAGTGATAGTCTTTCCATTGTTAATCACGATTCACCTGTGGGAAATATTACAATAGGAACAATGCCTAGCGATAGTTATGTACCTATCAATATTGAAACTATTACACTTACTAAACCATCAACTCTTGATTCTTATACACCTAAAAATAATAAGTTAAAAACATGGCCATTTTCATATTTCTATGTTAGTAATAATGCTGGCACAGATATAGATTTTCGTTGGGAAGATTTTTCTTCTTCGCCTAGTTTTGCTATTGACGGTATAGTTAGTCAGGGGATGTCTATTAAAGCATACCCAACTAATTATAAGAATACGACTAATATTGGTGGTTATGATTATGGTATTAGTGGAGGTAAACTTCCCATTTGTGCTTGGAATAGCGATTATTATGTAAACTGGTGTACTCAAAACTCAGTAAATCAAGCATTATCAATTAGCTCTTCAGTAATTGGTGGCGTGATAGGAACTCACACTAATTTAGCATATAATAATCTTTCTGGTGCTGCATCATCTATTACAGGAACATTCTTTGGTATAGCGAATGCTATAGCCAGGCAGTATGAAGCATCCCTTACACCTGATCAAGCAAGGGGTAATGAAAACTGCGGTGATATTAATGTGGCCGAAAAGCGATTTGGTTATACTTTCTATCCGATGTCTATTAAAGCTGAATATGCTAAAATCTGCGATGATTTTCTGTCTGCTTATGGGTACAAAGTTAATTCTATCAAAATTCCAAACATCACCGGACGCAGAAACTGGAACTATGTTAAAACCATTGGTTGTTATATTGATGCTGATATTCCTCAAGGTGATTTAGACGAGATTAAAGGGATGTTTGATCGTGGTATTACCTTCTGGCATAATCCTACAACCTTCGCTGATTACACTCAAAATAATGATATAATATAAGAAAGAGGTAATTAATGGGACAAAAAATAAGAAAAATACCACCTAAAGATGCATTTCGTGATGCTCTTCTCATGAATGATCAGACGTATATAGATTACCTTGAGAGAATGAAGAAAATCTGTCTTTCGATGTTTGAATGGATTAACTTACCAGATTCCATGAATGCTCGCTTCCTTGAAATGTGTCTATTCTACACCGGACAAGCAGCACTTCTCTATGATGATATGTATGGATATATGAACACAATGGCAGCGGATGGTGGATACATTAATCTTTATGGCCTTCCAACTGAAATCGTATGTTATTCATATCGTTTTAATCAAAGGCGAAGTCTGTATATGAAAGATACCGGTGAAGAAAAAGGTAAAGAATGTATTCTCGTCATGAATAATTACGAACGCATTCCTACTACGATGAGTATTTCACTCTTTGCTTATAGACTAGCAGAGGCACAACGTACAGCAGATGTAAATATCAAAGCACAGCGAACACCAATTCTTATCACTACAGATCAGAAACAGTATTACACCTTGAAAAAGATGTATGAAGAATATGAAGGAAATACACCTGCGATTTTCGCAGATAAGAATTTGATTTCACCAGATGCCCTGCAAGCTATAAAGACTGAAGCACCATTTATCGTAAATGACATCTATCAATATAAGCGAGAAATCTGGAACGAGTTCTTGACTCTAATGGGTATCCAAAATCTATCTGAGAAGAGAGAACGTCTAATTAGTAGTGAAGTGGATAGTAATAACGAGTTACTAAACTTGAACTTGCAAGCATTGCTCACACCACGAAAAGAAGCGTGCAAGCAGTTCAATGAAAAATACGGCCTCATGGGTGATAAAGCCATTGATGTCAAAGTGAGAAGCGACCTTTACAATATAGTTAAACAATATGAAAGCATTACCAATGACTATAGTAAAGGTAAAAAAGAAGAAATGAAGTTAGAGGAGGAACTTAGCGATGAGTAAATATACTTACGAACTTCGTGAAGTGATTTCTACCTTTGGTGAAGAAGAAGTCAAGAAATGGTTCATGGATTACGATCTTAGTGAATTCCTTACACCAGAAGAAATCCAAACAATTAATGGCAAAGGAGTATGGAGCAAAGAACAACTCGCTCGGCGAATCCTCACTCATTTCTATACACGTGAAATTGGTACCGATGGTATTGGCCAGTTTATGAATTTTGTCAAAGACAAGATGCAAGAGATCATGGAAACTTATGCACCAATTATCTATTCAGCATCGATTAAATATGATCCATTGGTAAACGTAAACTATTCCGAGATCTACAGTGGAAAATCTACATCAAGTTCCAATTCCAAATCGAATTCAACTGGAACAGGATTAACTGTTAATTCAGACACACCACAAGGCCAGATTAATAAAGATGATATTCTTTCTGGTAAATATGCTTCATCTACTGGTGCTAATGAAAGTAAAAATAACATCAATGATGAAAGTGAAAGTCGTGGTGGTGAAGATTATGTTAAGACTATCAAAGGTAATTCTGGCGTTAGTGCAACCTCACAGGCTATGATTCGGCAGTATCGTGATGTAATTAGGGCCGTAAATACTGAGATAGTTTATGAATTAGAACCATTATTCATGGGTATATATTAAAAGAAAGGAGTAAAATGATTAATTTTCTACCAAAACCGAAGATTCCGCCAATTGGCTTCTTTGAACCAATTAGTGTAGATCCGAAAGACATGATGACGGATGTAGAATTCTTGCTTGGTATTTTAAAGAAGTTAAACGAAGTAATATTACAGACTAATAAGAACACTGAGTTTATCACCAACTATTCTGGTAAAATTGAAGAAATTGAACGTGAAGTAATTGCTCTTCGTGCTGAAATGACACAGTTCGAGAGCGATATCAACGATTCAATTGCTCTTCAGTTTGCTGAGATTAAAGTAGAACTCCAGTCTGCAATTGCTACAGTGTTAAATCAGGCGAACGCATATACTGATGCTGTTGCATCCAGATTAGAGAATGAGATTCAAGCCATTAGTGTTGGCCAAATTCAACTCTATGATCCTACCACCGGTACATACAATGATCTTCAAACTGTGATAGATAATATCTATTCACAGACACGTGATGATGCTTTGACCGCTACCGAGTATGATGCATTAGATCTCACAGCTACAGCTTACGATGCTTATATGCTTACTGCCCTTGAATATGATAGAAGTGGTAAAATATTACTCGTTTAAAATGATATAATTAAATAAGAAAGGATTAAAAATGAGTTCAACAAATCACACTACAAACTACGAACTAAGTCAATTTCTTGGCACAGACAAACCAGCTTGGCTTGGTGATTATAATTCAGACATGAGTAAAATTGATACTCAGATGAAGGCAAACGCAGATGGTGTTACCGCTGCAAGTGGCAGTGCAAGTGCTGCTAATACTGCTATTGGCACCCTTGCTAATCTAACTACAACAGAAAAAACCACTCTCGTTGGTGCAATTAATGAAGTAGATACCAATGCTGATACTGCCCAGAACACTGCAACAACAGCTTCTGGTATTGCTAGTGGTGCCGCTACCAAGATCGATAATTTGGAAGCTTATCTTACTCTAACCGAGAAAGGTTCAATTACTCCAACTATCGATGGCGGTACTGTTGGTAACATTAATTCTCTGTATTATGCTTTGAATGCTAATGGTACGTATGGCAAGGTGTACGGTAGATATCGTTTCACCAAGACTACCGCTGGTACTGCTACTTTAACACTTCCGATCTCAAAGTTAGTTACTGTTGGTACTGCATTCACTATTGAAGGTGGATGTTTCTACACTTCAGCTACTGGTGGTACATTTAATAACATTAATGCCACCTCTCTAACAGTGAACACTAATAAGACGATCACTATTGAGTTTGGCTCTGGTGTTGGCCAAAATACAACCGTTACTGTCTGGGTACCACCTTGTATCTATTATTTCACAGATTTTGGTGATCAACCAGAATAATTTAAAACTCTAAAAATGCCCATCCCTCCCACGTGGAGGGTGGGTTTTTTGTATGGAATCTTGATGGATGA